GGGGAGGACATTATAATACACGACACGAACCCTGTTGGTATGCTGTACGCAAGGGCAAGCAAGCCCACTGGATAGGCGAAATAAACGAAGATACGGTGTGGAATATTCATCTTGATAAAAACATTGAAGGCGGACATTCTACACAAAAACCGCTAGAGTGTATGGAACGCCCTATTCGTAATCACGAGGGGGATGTTTACGACCCATTCGGTGGTTCAGGCACTACAATGCTTGGGGCTGAAATGCATAAACGCTCTTGTTATATGATGGAAATTCACCCTCCACGTGCAAGCCTCGAAACTCTAATCGAAGGATTCCCAGAATGAGCAGCCCAACAACCCGCAGCATCGAAAAGCTGAAAGAGGAAGGCTGGACGGTCTACCGCGCCGAGCACTGGTGCGCGTTCAGTAAACGCCGCAAGGATGCCTTTGGATTCGGCGACCTCCTGGCAATCAAGCCTTCATTCCGCGGCGTTCTGTTTGTCCAAACCACCACTGACAACAGCATCTAAAATCGGATAGCCAAGATGAGCGAGATTGCCGCTGTCGGCATCGCCCTGGCCGCTGGCAACGCCGTGATTATTCACGGGTGGGGGAAGAAAGGAGCCGCAGGGAAACGAAAGCTCTGGACGTGCCGAGAGATAAACCTTGCCGACGAAATCCAAGCAAAGGAGGAAGCTATATGACCCTACAATCCTGGTGCTCCGCGCACTCCGTAAACATCCGCGACTTTGGCGATTCTCCAGAGTCCGACGCATACCCATTCGCCGCGATAGTTTCCGGACAGCCCGGCCTGCGTGGCGAGGGTTCCACCGAATACGCCGCCTGCTACGCCCTGGCGCGCAAGCTGGAGGTTGAGCCGCCTGAAGTATGACCGCACGACTCTACGACCGAAAAGGAAAGCTGCTGGGAACCTTCCCGAATGACGTGGTTCACAATCTCCACGCCTGCGGCTTCCTTGACTTCACCCATCAATGGCGCGCCACATCTGCCAAGGCGGAGAAAGTGATCCGCGATCCGGCAACGCGCCAAGAATATTCCAACGACCCCACCGCCCCCGTTGACAAAGGGCGGGGCTTGGGGTAGGAAGTAATCAGAGTTCAACGCCGTCTATCACCATGAGCGAAGAAATTTCCACCCGTCTTGCGGGCAATATCGAGAGCCTGTGCGCCCATTTGCTTCCTAAAGGCGAAAAACGGGGCCCATTATGGGAAGTGGGGTCCATATATGGTGAGCCGGGCAAAACGCTTAAGGTGAACCTCACAGGAACGCATCAGGGCCATTGGTGCGACTGGAACGGCGCAGAGCACAAGGGGGACGCGCTCGATTTGTGGGCGGCGGCAAAAGGTATCCCGCTACCTGAGGCGCTGAAACAGGCGAAAGAATGGCTTGGAATCCGCGAGCCAGTATTGCCTGAAAAGTCGTATAAACGCCCAGAGGACGACAGAACGCCTCTTGCGATCAACGGCAAAACGATGCAATGGCTCGTCACAGAGCGAAAGCTCCCGGCAGCTATTGTGAACCGCTACAAAGTCCAAGGCGATCCGAAGGCGCAAGCCATCGTGTTTCCCTGTTACGACCCAAAGGGCGCGCTGGTGAATCGCTCATGGCGAACACTGGAAGACAAAAAGCGCGTCTGGCAGGACAAAGAGGCCGCGCCTTGCCTGTTCGGTTGGCAGGCACTCGCCACGGCTGATTTCAAAACCCGTGAAATCCTAATCTGTGAAGGCCAGATAGATGCCATGACGTGGGCAAGCTGGGGTATTCCGGCGCTTTCCATCCCCAACGGCACCGGGAAAACTTGGCTTGAGTTCGAGTGGGCAAACCTGGAATCCTTTAAAACGATCTTTCTTTCCTTCGATGAGGACGGTGCAGGCCGTAAGAATCTGGAGGAGGTTGTTGCCCGGCTCGGAAAGCATAGGTGCCGGATTGTGCGGATGCCTCACAAGGACGCTAACGACGCATTGAAAGCCGGGGTGACTGCCGAAACGGCAAAAGGCTGGGTAGAAGCCAGCGAATACGCCACCGTTGCGAACTTGGTGAACGCGGCCCACTACACGGAGCGCACCATCGAAGTATTCTTTCCAACGGCAGACAAGGCAGGCCACGCGCTTCCGCAGACCACGCATCCAGAGGACGACGAGTTGACTTTCCGATTTCGGCCAGCGGAGTTGACGCTCTGGACGGGAGTTTCAAGCCACGGGAAAAGCACGTTGCTAAATCATTGCCTCGTCGCGCTGGCCAGTAAGACACGCCGTCCTATCCTAATTGTGAGTTTCGAGATGGACCCGGCCAAGGTGTTGAAGCGAGTCATGCTCTCAAGCGGCATGGTAATTCGAGACTCCCAGGACGTGCGTGACGCCTTGGATGCACTTAAAAACTGGGTGCTGTTTTGCGACAAGGAAGGAAGCATCGAAGAGGCTGAATTGTTCGAGCTGATAAACTACGCCTACGCTCGGTATGGAATCAGCCATGTGGGTATTGATTCGCTGATGCGGGTTCGTGGTCTGGAAGAGGATTATCCGGCGCAAAACCTTTTCATTACCAAGCTTGCCACGTTTTGCCATCAAACCGGAGTGCATGGGCATCTTGTGGCCCACCCTAGGAAGCAGAACGGACACAACGCCCCGGAAGCCCACGACATCAAGGGCAGTGGTCACATTCGGGACAACGCGGATAACGTGCTGGTAGTTTGGCGTAATCGAGACAAGGAAAAGCAAAAGTTAGAAGGCAAGAACGTGGATTCGATGCCGGATGCAAAATTGATCGTGGAGAAAGACCGCGAGGAAGGGCTTTATCGAGACTTTCCGTTGTCTTTCAACCGGCAGACATACCTCTACACGCCATTTGAGAAGCCGGAAGAACCCACTCCCACCACCAACCCCCACCCCGCCGCCCGCCGCCGCTGAAGATATTTGAGTAAACCTGAAACCCGAAAACCACCATGAAACGTAAACAGACCATTGGAAACACCATCGCCAACGAGGAAGTTGAACTTGATTCCGCGCCCCGCTGGCTCGTCAAAAAGACCGAATCAGGCTCACGAGAGATTCGCGGAAAGACCATCCGAACAACCACCTGCGAACTGATTCACGGAATCCGCGTTCGCAAGAACGGTCACGTAAACTTTCGAGGCAATACCTACCACGAGCTTCGCGGATCGACCGCAGAGAAATCCATGACCGAGTTCGCGCTGGATCTCAATAATCGTAACGTTCCGCCCAGTAAGCTGCGGCTCTGTAAGGCTGATGGCGCTCGCATTCCCCGCAATGGAGGGCCGAACCAGATGATGCTCGGCGAGCTTCCGCGTTGACACCCTGACCGCCGAGCCGTAGAAGGGTGGCGCGATGAATGCAGGGTGCCCGCAAGGGAGATTGGACCTGCTTGAAATTGGAACGCCGGTCATAGGGCTCCATACATTACAGCCGGGCCTCAGAAATGGGGTCCGGCTTTTTCGTTGCCTAAAGCAAACCGCGTTTTGGTTGAGACAACGGGCGTTGCGTCAAGCGGGGTTGAGACAAAAGGGGCCGGTGGGGAAATAGCAAAAAGCGCCAAGGTTTCCCCTGGCGCTGAGCGATATGGGATTCCCCATATCGGGCTAGCCTCCGATCTCGGCGCGAATCTCGTTGTAGATGCGGAGTCCGTAGTCACCACATCCTTCCGAAGTGTCGATCCATCCTGCGGCATTTTTCAGCATATCCCGCAGGCGTTTCTCGTTGTCCTTCAGCCGCTCAACCTCCCGTTCGAGGGCTTCGACGGCGGCGTTGTAGCATTCCAGCGTATGCTCCGCATCACTTGCGCGAGCAAATATAGCAACCTCTTTTGCGGTTTCGTCGTAAATCCCTTTGCCTCGACGCGTCCACCTCGCGCTTTCCTTCACCGGCTCAGGCGTGGGTTGTTGGGTCGGGTTCATGGGTGCTTAGGACTGTTAGTTTCCGCGACGTAGGCTCTCCAAGCGGCGTCAGCTTCACGCCTAGCTTGCGCCAAGGCTTTCTCAAGCTCTCGGACCGCCTTTTGTGTCCGCTCCATTTCAGTTTCGATGCAGCTTTTCATAAATCATTCCCCGCTCAGGATGGCGCGGATCGCGGCGGCGGAACTGGCGAATGCTGATTCAGCCACGCCAGAAAGAGCCGCGCTTACCGTTGAGTTTTGCTCAATGTTCCGATCGTAAGCCTTTCCAAGGGAATCAGCCTTTTGGTCAAGCTCCTCCGCCAGCGCGGCGAACTTGGCGCGCAGGGTTGTTTGGTTCAGGTCGTCCAATAGGGATTTCTCTTCTTCCGCGCTGATGGCGTTCTTTCCGTCAGGCGTCACGAGAGCAACGAATTTGCCATCGCGCTTCAGCGTGGCTCGATATTGGGAGTA